TCCCAGCCCCGACGCTGGGAGGTCCGGTTCACTTCTTGTCAGACGATCAGACCTTCAGCACCTTGAAGGCGTTGGAGGTGATCACGTCTGCACCGGTACGCCAGAAGGCGAAGAATCCGGCTTGACCCGTTGGGCGCTGAGAGGCACCCATGATCATCGGTTGGTACATAACCTCGACGCCAATGCGGTCGACGATCTTGTAGCCGGTTCCGAAGTCGCCCAGGACGAGGACGAAGTCGTTGGAGCCGGAAACAATGGTCGTATCCATTGCCTCGTTCTGGTAGGTGTTGTATCCGATGAGCTGAGCCGGAAGGCCGCCACCGAAATCAGACCAGAAGTTGGTGCGGGAGTCGGTCACCGAGCGAAGCTCGTTGTAGGTCGCCTTCGCTGCAAGGAATGAAGCGTTGCGACGGAAACGTGAGCCAAGAGCATTGTCGAGGGCGTAGGCATCGGCGGCGACAATGTTCGCTGCTCCTGCTGCACCCGACGTGCCGTTGACGACTGGGCCGGTGCCGGAAAGGCGGGTGATCAGGCCGTAAGGCTGACCCGAACCGGTGCCGCTGATGTAGCAGGTCTCTTCGAGGCGGTCCTTGGCGTCGGCGATGAGTTCTGCAACCTGGTTGAAACCAGAGTCGGCAAGGAACTCGTATGAGCCGAAGAGGAACGCTGCTGCCTTGTGAACCGAAATGGTCGGGCCTTGGAAGGTCGGAGTCGCGTCGGCGGCTTCGGTGCCTTCTGCAAGCCATTCAGCGGTGACGCCTGCTGAAGTGACGCCATCCCACTGGTCAGTCGTGATTGACGTGACGTTGGCGAGCTGACGGACAGCGTTGGCGGAACCGGCGTTCGTGAGAACGATGGTCGGATCCAGGAACTGCGGAACAAGGACGCCACCATTGGCTGCTGTGAGCGACATTGCTGCGCGTGCTTCAGCCTTGCCGAGAATGCGGGGCATTCCAGCGTTGGGGTTCTCAATGTATTCTTCGAACGCCTGGAGGTATTCGGGCGAAGAGGTGCGGACGATGTGGCGGGCCACAACATCGGCATCATGCTTCGAACGGCGCTCGAGGAGCTGTGTTGCATTCTCACGGGCTTCGTCAGAAACGAAGGACGGGAGGTGCTTTTCGATTACGTCAAGCGCGCGGCCTCGGAGTTCCGAGCCACCATCGGCGGCGAGGGTTCCGTGATCGAATGCGTCGCGTGAAGTGTGAGTGTTGACGTTGATGGAGGTCATTGCTCCGTCTCCTGTTTCTTTGGCGGCTGGTGCAAAGTCGGCAATGCGAGCCTTGCGCTCTTCGAGGGCGACAAGTTCGGCCTCTGTTGCGCGTACAAACTCGACGCCTGCTTCCCAAGAAGCCTGTTCGTCTGGGTCAAATGAACGCTCTTCAGCGTCTGAGTGCATTTCGCGAAGGGCGGCTTTGACATAGTCAACGCCTTCGCGGAGGTTCTTTTCGTCCATTAGAGGACTCCTTCGATTTCGCGCAACTGATGGCTGCGTTGGATGTGGGTGAGGCCGGAGTGCCGTGGCGAGTCCGGTGTCGATTCGGCGGGCCGCTCAGAAGTGCCATCAATGGCGGGTTCTGGTTGGGTGCCGAGAACAAGCGCCCTAGCGATCGCGTGGCGATCATCTTGGGGCAGTGAGAACAATGGTGACAGATCAGCAGAGCGAACGCCAACACTTGTCGATTCGTAGGCTGGGAAGACGACAGGTCCAAGCTCAAGGAGTTTGACTTCCTCGAGGGTTCGGACTGGGATGCTGCCGGATTCGTCGACGCTGTCACGGACAACTTGAAAGCGGAAAGACATTCCGTCGATAGATCCGGAGGCGATGGCGTCGCGTACTGGTTGGATAAGCCAGTTGTCGGCGAGGCGTGCTTCGACGTACAGGCCGTGTTCGTCTTCACGGAGTTTTGTGATCTGTCCGAGTGGCATGGATCCGAGGAGGGGATGGCGGCCGTGTTCGAATTGAAGGACAGGCATTTTGGCGTTGATTGAGCGTTTGAATGCTCCTGGGCGGATTCGTTCTTCGAACGTGCCTTCCCAGTTGTCAATCATGGTTGACCGATTGAAGACAGCGGCGTAGCCGGTGAGGGTGAGGCCGTCGCCTGTGTCTTCTGCTGCACGAACCTCGAAGGGGACGTCGCGATAAAGGTCGGAGCGTGTTTCGGTGGAGCGTGACGATTCCATTTCCATCATGGGTTCTTCCTCGACAATAAGTTCGGCCGGAGTTTCGATTGTGAGCAAAGTTTCTGGGATGACCCAGAACTTGCAGATGCCGCCGGGGTCAATGTCGCCTTGGACAAGTTCGCAGGCGCGTGGTCCTTCGTAGAAAGCACAGTTTGAGCAGACCATGCCTTCAGCGGCGAAAGGGTTTTCATCGGGGCCGGCATAGTGGGCGCCTTGTGCGCCGATTCCCTGGTCAAACTGGCCGAATGTTTCGACAGTGCTTTCAAGGATTTCGTACAAATGGTTTTGAAGTGGGGTGACGGGATAGATGCCGTCGATGCCTCGGATTTGGGTTTCATCCATGACGGACCTTCCGTTGTCGTTGTTTACGTCTTCCATAATGGCCTGCGAACGGCTGTAGCCCGCGTCTCCACCCCAAAGCGCCCATGCGATTCGACCATTGCTTGGGTAGCCGTCCTGATCGGGTGACCAGCCTTCGCCTTGCTTGTCGATTTCGTGACGATCGAAATATGCTTTGATTCGTCGCCAAGTGTCGATGGGGAGGTCTTTGCGGTTGACGATGTCTCGAGCGCGTGCGATGCCGATGGACGTTCCGCCTCGACCATATTCGCTTCGCCAGTCAAGTCCACGCTGTGCCTCTTCAACCATGCCGTCGGTCGGTGGGTAAGAGTCGGCAGCGCGTGCTTCGTCATACGACATTGGTGTCGCCATTTGTTGGGGCTTGCAGCTGCACAGAGAAGACGCCTGTGTGCTGTAGGACTGTCGAGTCGCCTGTGGTGATGAACTTGGTGACTGTCGAAGGTTCGAAACCGGCTTCGACGAGCTGCCGCATAGAGGACGCTTGAGTGGCTCGGATGTCGGCTTCGTCTTTGCGGTCTTCCTGAAGGAACATGATTTGGGATTGGTCGAAGGAAAGTTCCGCTGGCGTCCCAACTGGCAAAGCCAAGATTCGTTCCATCGATGCACACAAGTTCTGAGCGGTAGGTGTGAACCAGGCGTCAGACCACATTCGACGGGTTTGAGAGTAGTTGCCGGCGTTGAGAGCCGAACCGGCCAAACCTTCCGAAATGCCGAGAACGGTCGCTGGGACTCTCGAGCGGAGGGCGATGCGGGTTTCGTCGACACCCTGAGTGTTTTTGAGGTCCAGTTGTTGCAGGTTGGATCCGGCGACAGTCACGTCGGCGCCTCCACCCAGAATGAGGGTTTTGTAGGCGTTGGCTGAGCCTTCGTGGCGTTGGTTGATAACGCCAGCCATGTCGGTCGCCTGCTGCTGGGTGGTGTGTGGGTCGAGGGTGACAATGAGTTGCGGGGTTGCAGCGTTGGCGAAGAACTTGGATTTGAACTCTGTGGCTTGACGGTCTGTGGTGATTTCGGACAGGACCGAACCAATCCATGACTGACCACGCCACCAGTGCATCGGGTCCGGTTCCGGCTTCCAATGAGCGACCTGTGATGGGGCGAGGAAGACGGGGGCTGTTTGTGATGAGATGCCACCAGGCTGGTAGGAGTAGCCGGCGAGTTCAGTGTCGAGCTGTGCGGTCGGGTCGACGTCGGATTCGTAGGAGCCATAAACAACGGTCACCCAGTCGGGGCGGAGAAGTCGAAGTTGGCCGCCATTGCGATAGAAGAAAGCATTTCCGGCGAGACTGTTGTGCTGCTCGGCACAGTAAAGAATCTCGGCTCGAGTCAGGTCACCAGGACGCTCGAGGACACTGAGTTCAGTGTTTCCGAAGAGCCGACCGTTTTCGCCTTGAAGCAGTGACTTCCATTGAAAGCGAAGTTGGGAGATGAGCAACGCGCGCGCTGTGATGGCAGCTGCTACGACTCCCGACTGGTTGTAGATGCCTTGGACATAGCCGGGGAAGTTTGCTGAGACGGCTGTGCCTGGTGCGCGTAATGGTGATGAGATGCCTTGATAGTTGTTTCCGTTGAAGGAGAACATGGCGAGGACATCTTCGAAAGTGAGTCCGTTGGCATAAGAGCGTTCTGGTTCACTGGCACTTCGGAGGCGGTCTAGAAGTCTCATTCAACATCCTTGAGGAGGCCAGCGATTACGAGGGCGACGCCTGGGACACATAAAGCAAGCCAGGGAAGCGGGGAAAGTGCCAAGCCGACAGTCAAAGAGACAATGCCAACGATGACAGACAGCAAAGCGGTTTTCATGCGAGAAGAGCGAACGGGACGACTGGCTGTTCGGGGGGCATTTTGGCGACCTCGTCGTAGGAGAGGATTGCGGCTACTAATCCGTCAATCTTGGCATCAATCGTAGGCTTGACAATGGCTGGCAGATCAGACCTGCCTTTCGACTTTGTCAACAAAGCATTCAACGCATAATCGCGCAGTTCTGGCGAGCCGTCATGGGTGAAAGATTGTTCGTCGATTGCCTCCAAGAATCTATCAATAGCCGGACCCATGCGAGTCGGTCTATTTGTCAACACTTCGACGACAACAGGTTCACCGAATCGTTCGCCAAACTCTTTTTCCCATGAGTCAATCTCTTCACGCCAGCCAGGAGGGTCGCAGGCGAAGCGGCGAACCTCAAACTGTTCGCGTAGTTCCGTGACTTTCTCTCGGATCTCTTCTCGAGGGACTCGATAGTCACGGCCGGCGAACTCTGGACGCTTCCAAGCGTTGATGAGAAACAAATGTGGCTTCTCAGTCAGCACCCAACCGACAAGGACAGTGTCGTCGGCGTGTTCGCCACGGTCAGAGCCGTCGAAACCGATGGCAATGAACTCTCCGCCAAGCGGATTGAGGTTTGGAGCTGCCAGCGCGTCCCATTTCTCCGGATCTATGGCACGTTGGTCACCCTTCCAGCGGAGATTGTGGAAGTAGCGGGCGTTTTCGGCTTTGACGGACCCTGGCGCTCGGATTTCGTGTTCGATCATGCCAGCAAGGTCCATCCAATCCGCTGCTGGGCCGTAGGCCTCCTTGAGAGAGGCCAGTTGGGCGACGTCATCATCCCAATTTGACTCTGTCATCACGCCTTCCCGGTGATGCCAGCAGAAACCAAAGGATCTTTTCTGCTGCTCCATCAGTTTCTCCGCCTCGTCATACAAATCCTCGGCGACGGAATGTTGACCAGGTTGAAACATGGTGGTCGTGGCCAACATCCACGGCTGAGCGATCTTCCGCTTCCGAGTGTTTCGACGGACCATGGCGTGCATCTGTCGCAACTCTGGCAAATAGTAAAGATGCGGTTCGTCTACGACAGCGAAGGACTCTTTGCCACCATCTTTAGAAGCAGCGCCGGCGGTTGATGGGCGAACCTCACCCAATCGGCCACCCTTACCGATGAGAGTTCGGGTGGATCCGATATCAAGCTGTGAGAAACCCCATTCCGATGGGAACAGTTCGCGCGCGTGCTCGAGCATGGTTTGGACATTGCCGTATGTGTTGCCGGTTTGGCCTTCTTCTGTGGCGAGGGGCCTGATGAACGGATAGGTGACAGGTTTTCCCACTGGGTCTCCGTTGGCGTCCCAACCATCAAAGCGAACAGGTCCGAGGAGTTCGGCGCAAACCAACGCTCCGGCGAACTCTGACTTGGCGCGTCCCTTTGGCATAGAGATCCCGAAGTAGGAGACGACGCGCCGGCCTTCCTGCTCATGGCCTTTCGGGAAGATTCGGTAGCAGTCAAGGATGATCTGGCAGAACTCCTCATCCCAAACCAACGGTTCACCTTGGATGTCTCCTGGGCCGTGACAAAGGTACTGCTCAGTCCAGTCGATGATCTGCCAGCCGAGGGTCGGCCATTCGGTTGGGGCTACAAGTCTGGTGAGTGGCATGGAAGTCCTACGCCAGATTGGTTCGGCGGGTTTGGCGGCGTTCAGCGATCTCATCCTGAACAGCAGCGGTCGGGGTTTCTGACGCTGCCTTTGCTGGCAGCTGCGCCCATCGTAGATCCTGACGGCCTTTCGGTGTGATCCCATACCGATCCAGCATTGGCATGATCTTCGTGACGTCGATGATCTCGAGCATGACTTTGTCATACAGCAGGACCAGCAGTTGGAGTCCTGGCAGATCCTCGGCGCTGTAGAAGCTCGCCCACCAAGCGTTCATCCATGTCTTCCACGCGCGCTGGCCGTGGGCGGAAAGTCCCTTTGGGCAGGGTGGGACTTTGCCGTGTTGCCAGCCTTCGTTTTCGGCGAGCTGCCATTTGAAGACAGTTTCGCGTTGGTCTGCTTTGCCTGGTGGTTGAGGTTTGGAGCCTGGTGGCATTGGCGTCTCGATTCGTTAGAAGTTATCCACAGAAGAGGTTTTCCACAGGTGTTTTGTTATCCACACCCGGTCTTTTCGGTTGTTCACATTTCCACAGGGTTGTTCACAGACTTTTCCACAGACTCGGGTTGTCCACAGAGTTATCCACATATCCACAGGTTTTCCACAGATTTCGGACCCTGCACGCACAGCGAAAAGGG